AAGGTGGTGCGCCGCTACCGTGATGAGCGCGATGCGATTGAGTGGCCGCGCACGAAGTTCAATATCCTGTGGTCGAACATTCAGGTGTTGTTCCCCAGTTTGTATGGGCGTAAACCGAAGCCCGAGGTAAGCCGCCGCTACATGGACGCTGATCCGGTGGGGCGCACGGCATGTACGATGCTGGAGCGCGTGCTGGAGTATGAGGTCGAGCAGTTTTCGGACTTTGATTCGACCATGCGGAGTTCGGTGGAGGATCGGCTGTTGGGTGGGCGCGGTGTGGCGTGGGTGCGCTACGATCCCACGATTGAAAACCAGCCGATGCCAATGCAAATTGAAGGCACGCATCAGGAAGCCGCGGAAAACCCGTCTTTAACCAATGTGGAGCCGGATGCGATTGAGACGATCACCGAGGCGCATTCGCCGGTCGATTACGTCTACTGGAAGGATTTTCTTCACAATCCGGCGCGTACTTGGGATGAGGTGTGGTGGGTAAGCCGCTGGGTGTACATGACCCGCGACGAGGGTCTGGCGCGATTCGGTGATGTGTTCAATCAGGTTGGGTTGAGCAGCCAGAACGCCGATCAGGACAGCCGCAATTCGGTACAGGCGCGTGCTTCGTTTGATAAAAAAGCAAAGGTGGCGGAAATTTGGAACAAGCGCACGGGTAAGGTGTGCTGGATTGCCGAAGGCTTCCCGCACGCCCTGGATGAGCGTGAAGATCCGCTGAAGCTCGAAGGGTTCTTCCCGTGTCCGAAACCGTTGTTTGCAACCACCACTAATGGCAGTCTGATTCCGGTTCCTGATTATTGCGAATACGAGGATCAGGCGACGGAACTGGATAACGTCACAAACCGCATTACGATGCTGGTTAAGGCCGTAAAAGCCGTTGGCGTGTTCAATGCCGAATACAAGGAACTGGGACGGCTATTTACCGAAGGTATCGACAACAAGATGTTCCCGGTGGTCAGTTGGGCCGCGCTCAGTGAAAAGGGCGGTCTAAAGGGTGCTGTGGACATGCTCGATATTTCGGGCGTGCTGAATGCGTTGAACCAGTTGTATCAGTCGCGGGAAATGATCAAGCAGACGATTTACGAAATCTGCGGAATCAGCGACATTTTGCGTGGATCGAGCCAAGCCGAAGAAACGCTTGGGGCGCAGCAGATCAAAGCGCAGTTTGGCAGTTTGCGTTTGAAGTCGAGCCAGACTGAAGTTGCGCGGTTTGCCAGTGACATCTTCAGGCTCAAAGCGCAGATTATCTGCAAGTACTACCCGCCGGAACTGATTGTGCAGATGTCTGGCATTTTGAACACTCCCGAAGGCCAAAATCAGCAGTTGGTGATGGCTGCGGTGCAGATGCTTCAGAATTCGACGCTGCGCGACTTCCACATTGCGGTTGAATCGGACAGTCTGGCGCAGATTGACGAACTGAGTGAAAAACAGAACGCCAGTGAAGCGATTTCGGCGATCTCGCAGTTCCTGCAAACGGCTGCACCGATGGTGGCAGCGCAGCCGGAAACACTGCCAATGGTGTCTGAGATGCTGTTGTTCCTGGTACGCCGGTATCGCGCTGGTCGAGGACTGGAATCTTCAATTGAACGGGCGATGATGATGCTCCAGCAAAAGATGCAGAACAAGCAGCAGGAGCCGTCGCCGCAGGAAAAGAAGGCGCAGATTGAAGCTCAGGTAAAGCAGGGTGAGGTTCAGATTCAGGCCCAGCTTGAACAAGCTCGACTCCAGGCCGATATGCAGCTTGAGCAGTTGAAGTTCCGTCAGCATCAGATGACGCTCGACCATCAGAAGCAGATTGCTGTCATGCAACAGCAGATGGAAGAACGCTACAAGCGGTGGGAATCAGAATTGGATGCGCGGACTAAGATTACGGTGGCGCAGATTCAAGCGCATGTACAGCAGGATCGTACGGCGCAGGAAACGGCTCGTGTAGGCATGAAAATTGCCTCTGAGGAACAGAATATTCCAGATGTGACGGTGATTCGCGGACAATGACACGAACTTACAGGTGGGATGACAAACAGAAAATGATGATTGAGGTGACTCCCAAGCGCACCTCTGACGTTCATTACGTTCAGCCTGATTTTGAGCCATTTCAGTCGCCAGATCAGGCGGTAATTACCAGCCGCACCCAATGGCGGGAACACTTGAAAGCGACCGATTCCGTTGAATTTGGGCATTCGGACATGAAAGCCCAGCAGGAGTCGTGGAATAAGCGTCAAGCCGCGCACGCCGAGCGCGTGGACCGTGCAAAGCAATTCGTGAAGGAGTATGATAAACCGCAGGAAGTGCGTGAGTATAAGCGGTCTAATCTGAATGTGGAGATGGCGAATAAGTTGCATGGTCGGCCCACGCCAAATCGCATTGAGATGATTAAATTGACGATGGAAACGGCAAAGGAGATGCAACGACGTGGTAGATGAAGTGATGGATGTCGCACCCGACATCAGCGCAGAACCAGTAGCGGAGCCGGCACCGGCACCGGAATCTGGATCTGCATCCGTAGATCGCCGCGAAGTCATTCGTGCCGCGATGAACGGCGAAAAGCCGACCAATCGCGGTAAACACGCACAGTATCAGCCTCGTGAAACCGGCAAATTTGCTGGCCCTCCGACGTTTCCCACGCCGGAACCGCCGCAGATGCCGAAAAGCCTGAAGCGCGAACTCCAAAAGCACTGGGAGATGTCCCCTGTGGAGTTGCGTCAGGCAATTCATCAGCGCGAGATGGATTTTGAAAAAGGGATCACGCAGTACAAAACTCAGGCCCAACAGGCCGCCGAGATCCTGGAAGAATTTAAGCCGTATGAGTGGATTCTCAGAAACGAGAACACCACCCCCAAAGCCGCGATTTCCTCGCTGCTTCAGACGGCTGCAATTTTACGCACTGGCACCCCGGCGCAAAAGGCACAGGCTGCTGCAATAACCTTGCAACAGTATGGAATCCCATTGGATGCGGTTCAAGCGTTGCTGAATAGAGCGCCCTCTAATCAACAGCAACCGCAAGTATTGAATCCGCATTACGACCAGTTGGCCCAGCAGGTACAGCAATTACAGCAGTATGTATCGCAGTCTCAGCAACAACAGCAGCAAGCTCTAGAAACCCGCGCAATGTCGGCAATCGAACAGTTTGCGGCTGATCCTAATAACCACCATTTTGAGGCGGTGCAGGACCGTATGCTCACTTTGCTCCAGGCCCCCGGTGTTTTAGGCGACCTCAGCAATATGACCGAACGTGAAAAGTTGCAAGCTGCATATGATACCGCTGTACGGCTTGATCCTAACTTGTTTGCTCAACAGCAAGCTCGAATCCAGCAGGTCAAAAACGCTAAATCAGCAGCAGTTTCCGTTGCTGGAGCACCCGGCTCCTCAGCGGCACCCGTTGCACAGACAAACGATAGAAGAGCAGTTATAGCGAACGCTCTTAGGGCTGTTCGCTCCTAGAAAGGAATCTCATGGCATTCGCAAATACGAATTACAGTGACGTATTGGCGACCACCATTGAAAGCCGTACTGGCGTGGTTGCGGACAACGTAACCAAAAACAACGCCCTGCTGACCCGTCTTCGGGAACGCGGTAAGTACCGACCTTTCACTGGCGGTTCGACCATTTTGCAAGAACTCTCGTTCCAGGCCAACAACACCGCGATGTACTATTCCGGTGCTGAAGTCCTGAACATCAGCCCTGCCGACGTGATCAGCGCGGCGCAGTTCCCGATCAAACAGGCTGCCGTTGCCGTGACCATCAATGGTCTGGAAATGTTGCAGAACTCTGGCGAAGAACAGATCATTGACCTGTTCGATGCCCGTCTGGATGTCGCGGAAGCGTCGATTGAAAACCTGATTGCCACCGGTATTTACTCCGACGGCACTGGCTCGAACGGTAAGCAGATCACTGGCCTCCAGGCTATGGTGGTGGCTTCTCCCTCGACCGGTGTGGTTGGCGGTATCGACCGTGCGACCTGGAGCTTCTGGCGCAACCAGACGTTCGATTTCTCGACCGATCTGGGCGTGTCCGCGTCTTCGTCCAACATCCAGACTGGCTTCAACCAGTTGTATGCCAAGACGACTCGCGGCTCCGACGTGGTTGATTTGGTACTGCTGGATAACAACTTCTGGGGCTTCTTTATGAGCAGCTTGCAGAACATCCAGCGTTTCCCCGGTTCGAGCAAAATGGCTGAACTTGGCTTCGTGGCTTCCAAGTTCATGAATGCCGATGTGGTTCTGGACGGCGGTATTGGCGGCAACATTCCGCGTAATACCGGTTACTTCCTGAACTCGAAGTACATCTTCTTCCGCCCCCACGTGAACCGCAACTTTGTACCGATTGGTGACGAGCGCATGTCCACTAACCAGGACGCGATTGTTCGCCTGATCGGTTGGGCTGGCAACATGACGGCCTCTGGCTTGCAGTTCCAGGGCGTAATGACTGAATAAGGAGGACC